ATTGGAAGGCGGTGATGATGTACTAACTATTGGGTATGGAGAACTAATCGCACCAATGATTAAAGCAATCCAAGAACTAAAAGCGGATTTTGATGCCTATAAATTAACTCATCCATAAATGATGATTGAATCTGCGGTTGGTCCAGAAGAATACCTCGAATCATTAGAAGAAACTCCCACAATTTAAAATAAAAAAGGCACAGCTGTAAATTTTAGTTTACAGCTGTGCCATTTTGTTATATAATAATTTATATCGGAACATAAACTTTCGATAAATTTACGATCGTCTCTTGAAAACCTTTGAGTTTTATCAACTAACTAAATTATTACAAATTAACTGGGGGCACCGATGATTCTTTGCGATGGAAACCATGCATTAAACAGAACTATCTTCATGAATTTAGAACAGGTAAAACAATCACCAGAGTTTACAGCCCATTTAATTTTCCAGATGTTTTCTTCCATAGCAACTCAGTTTGGAGCATCTAAAGAAAATCAAATGATAATTGCCAAAGATAATTCTTCTTGGCGAAAAGCATACTATGAAGAAAACAAAACACAATTTAAAGATTTAGAAAGAGAATCTTATAAAGGTAATAGAACTAAATCTTCCGATATACCCTGGAATAAAATTTTTGAAGTTTATGAAAAATGTTCAGACATACTCAATTCATCCACAGATTTTAAAGTAATTTCAACAAAGGGTGCTGAAGCAGACGATGTAATCGCTGTTCTTGCTAAGAAATTCAAAGCTCAAGAAACCGTTTGGATAGTTTCATCCGATAAAGATTTTGTTCAGCTTCAAGATACTAATGTTCATATGTATGATCCGATTAAACGACAATTTATACCACCTACCGATGTAAACCACTATAAAAAAATTCATATTTTAGTAGCTGGCGATGACAATATTAAATCAGTGAAGTCGAGGCTTGGCCCTAAGACAGCTGAAAAGATGATTAAAGACCTTGATTTAATCCTCCAGACAGATCCTATGTTTAAAGCTAGATACGAATTTAATAGAAACCTGATTGATTTTGAATGTATACCAGAATATATTTCAGAGGCTATATTAAATGTTTACAATAACGCAGAAATGAATTATAATCAAATTAATCTGATTAAAGCATTTAAAGAATTTAAACTAGCCCAGATGATGGATAATACTGCCAAATTCAAATTACCAGCAACTACACCAGTTACAAAATTAAATTCTACCTTCACTCAAATTTCAAATATGCAACAAAAAAATAATCAGATGCTATCTGACTTCTTCGGAGAATAAAAATGTCAAAAAATTCAAATTATCTTTTCTGTTCCGCAAAAACTAGACCAGTATATTGTTTAAAAGAATCTGTAAACCTGTGTTGCTATAATTGTGATGAAAATGAAGCATGTCAATTGAAGAATTTTGGTCAAAAAATCAAACCATGCAGCCACAAAAATGTATTACCTGACGAAATTTGCGAATACATGATCTAAATGGAAAAATACGAAGAAATAGATTTTATACGCAGACTAAATGTTGACAGGTTAAAACCAACTCAATCTGGATTCACTGGTCGATGCCAAATATGTGGTGATTCAAAAAAATCTAAGACAAAAACTAGATTACATTTTTTATTTGCCAAAGGTTATGTTGAGGTCTACTGTCATAATTGTGGGTTGAACACAAATTTAAAAAATTATATATATTCTGTTGATCGAGCGCTATATGAAGAATATGTTATTGCAGAACGAAAATATCTTGTTCAAAATTTACAAAGTAACTCTTTCTTTTCTAAGAGGTCAGAGCCAAGAATAAATAATATCACTACCAACCTGCAGTATGTTTTCAAATTAAACGAAAAGTCATTCAAATCAATTGCCGGATTCCCAAAACATTTGGCATATTGTAAACAAAGGAAACTCCCAAATGAAACCATCCAAACATTAAAAGTCTGTGTTAATAAAAAATTACCATATTTTGATATGGTAATTTTTCCATTTTGGTTTGATTCTACCAAAGTTTATGGTTTTCAAGGTAGAACTATCAATAGAAAACAATTTTTAACGAATTCACCAAACAGTTCTTTTAAAGTTTACAATTTATTCAATGTCGATAAAACAAAACCAGTAATAGTTACTGAAGCAATCATAGATTCCTATTCTATTAAAAATTCAATAGCAATGCTCGGATCTGATTTATCTGAAAATGTACAAACATTATTATCTGATACTAAATTGATTTTTGCATTTGATAATGATGAAACTGGATTATTAAAATCTATAAAATATGCTGAACATGGTAAAAAAGTATTTGTTTGGCCAAATGAAATTAAAACAAAAGATTTTAATGATTTAACAAAAAAAGGAATATCATCGGATAAATTAACAAAAATGGTACTTATGAATTCATGTTCAGGACTAGAATTAATAACTAAGTTAAAATTAAAGCAATTAAGGAAACGATGATTACACATGTAATTTTATCTAAAACCTATGGAGAGTATTATGCCAGTATATGAAATGCGTTGCGAAAAATGCAATAAAGTTTATGAAATTAAAATGAAAATTGCTGAATACGTTGAACAAAAAGATTCGTTGGAATGCCAAGAGTGCCATGAAAAACTTACCCAGAAAATTTCTAAACCAATTGTTAAATTACTAGGTGGTGGCTGGTTTGATCAGGATTACGGCATTACTCAACAAGAAATGAATTCTAATTTAGATGATGAACGGCGTTTAGAAGATTCTTACAATTCCGAAATGGGAAAACAAAAAACTGATTAACACTAACTATGAAAGGGGAAAGAATGAAAAATGTAATTGGATTTTTACGTAATGATGCTGATGATGATGACGATTCTGAAAACAAACGGGAATTTTCATTACAGTTCAAAGAATTGATTTGGAATGCGCAACTGCAGAAAAGGGAAATAATCATCAATGGTATGATTGATGATTCTATTATTGAACGAGCTGTACTTCAAATTCATAACTTTAACTGTATAGATGAATTAGCATATAACACAGAAAAGAATTATGAACCAGAACCAATTAAAATTTTCATCAATAGTTTTGGTGGAGATATTGATGAAGCGTTTTGTCTAATATCTGCAATTGAATCCTCAAATACCCCAATAACAACCATAGCAATGGGAAAATGCATGTCAGCTGCGATGCTGATTCTTTTAGCGGGTCATCATCGAGTATCATACAAATATTCAACCATCATGTATCATCAAGGTTCTGCCGGATTTGCTGGTGAGTTTAGCAAACACCTAGAATACGCCAACTATTGGCATAATGTTCAAACTATGGTAGAAAATTTTGTAAAAGAAAATACAAAAATTTCAAAACAGCAATTGGATAACATTTTTAATCAAAAAACTGATTGGTACATGACTCCTGTAGAAGCTTTTCAGTTAGGTGTTTTAGATGGCATCATTGGATATACCGATAAAGAATTAACAGCATTGTTATCATCAAAGTTAAAGACTCCTAAATCTAAAAAACCTGGTGTTAGTAAAAACAAATTAGAAAAAAAATAAGTCGAGGTATACAAATGAATCAAGCTATACAAAAATTATTAAAGGAACGTTATTATCTAGATGAAGAAGATACTTGGGAAGATTTAGCAAAACGAGTTTCTGCAATCTTTCCGGAATCATTCGACTTGATTAAGGATAAAATTTTCATTCCGTCTAGCCCTACATTGATGAATGCTAACACCGGCGGGAAACGTAAGGGTACTTTATCTTCATGTTTTACTATGGGAATCGAAGATTCCATTGAAGGCATTATGGATTCTTTAAAGGAAGCTGCTATTGTGACTAAAGCTTCCGGTGGAGTTGGTTATGTATTTAGTAACCTTAGATCTTCAAAAGAACCAATTAAAGGATTAAATGGAAGGTTTTCATCCGGCCCTATCCCGTTCGCTAATATGTTCAATACTGTTTTAGATGGTATTCAACAAGGTGGAGTTAGACGTGGAGCAGGTATGTTTCAATGCGACATTACCGCACCTGATATTCTTGAAGTTATTAGAGCAAAAGATAAAAAGGGAATTCTAGAAAGATTTAATATTTCTATTCGCGTTACTGATGAATTTTATTCTAAATTAAAATCTAATCCAGAATGTCCACATATTGTTTATTTTAAAGATGGTTCTTCACATCAGCTGACAGATACTGACGGCCACATAATCACAGTTGGCGAACTTTGGGACGAGATTATTGAATATGCATGGCGTTGTGCCGAGCCTGGAATTTTTAATATTGATATTGCAACTAGGCAATGCACCACCACAAACGTTAATCCTATTGTGTTATCAAACCCATGTGCCGAATATGTGAATATTCCATATAGCTCATGCAATTTGGGTAGCATCAATTTAACAAAGCTGGTAACTTTAGATAAACAGTTTGACTGGGACGCGTTTGACAAAGCAATTAGAATTTCTACCAGGTTTCTTAATACTGTCATTGATGTAAATGATTTTCCTATTGAAAAAATTAAAACAGTTACTCAACAGATTAGACCAATTGGTTTAGGTGTCATGGGTTACGCACATATGCTTTACAAAATGGAAATTCCATTCAATTCAGCCTTTGCTAATAATTTTTGCAATGAACTTTTCTATTTTTTAACAACAGTTTCAATGCAAGAATCTATAGAAATTGCTAAAGAAACTGGAAAATCTTATCCAGCGTTTGACTTCGATCTATACGTAAAGTCCAATGAAAGATTTTTCAAAGAAGATTCTGATATGTATAAAAACATCAAGCAATTCGGGATTGCCAATTCATGCAATTCATCCATAGCTCCAACAGGAAGCATAAGTTTTCTAACAAATACCTCCAGTGGAATTGAGCCAGTCTTTGCTTTGACTTATGCTCGTAAAATTGAAAAAATCAATAAAGAGTATGAAACGGTCTATATATCAGATCCTATTTTTGCTGAGTATTTAAATAATAATTTTGATGAAAAAACTAAAATTAAAATCTTAAAACAAGTAGCTGAATCAAAGGGGTCATGCCAGAAAGTTGAAGAAATTCCCGAAGAAATGAGAAAAGTATTTGTTGTTGCCAGTGATATAACTCCAATGGAACATTTAGATTCTTTGGTTGCTGTTGCAAGAAATGTATCACTCAGTGTATCTAAAACAATAAATGTACCGCATGAAGCCACCAAAAAAGAAATTTCAGAAGTATATATTAAAGCTCATGATTTGGGTATTATTGGTGTAACCGTTTATCGTGACGGCTGCCGCGAAGGTATTCTAGTTCACCACACGGATAAAGAAGATGATGACGTTATTGTCCGCACTAATGCGCCTAAACGACCAACATCATTGCCATGCCATGTATATAAAATGAATATTCTTAACAGAGTATCCAGCGAATCAGAAAAATGGATTGTATTTGTTGGTCTGTTAAAAGGCAAACCGTACGAAATTATCGCTGGTAAAATTAACGGAATAGATATTCCTTCAAACATCGCTGAAGGGAATATGATAAAAGCAAAAAAAGGTGGCAAAAAAGTTTATCAATTTGAGTATAACAATGAAATTATAATTGATGATGTTTGTGGAGTATTCTTGAACGAAATACGGGAATATATTACACGATTGATGAGCTGGGGATTACGACACGGTGCAGGGATTGAGTTTTTAAAGGATGTATTGCAAAAATCGAATGGAACAATCGTAGATTTTAACAAAGCCATCATTAGAGCAATATCTAAATATCAAAAAGAAACTGTTACCAAAGAACGTTGCCCGACATGCAATGCTGAGTTAAAATACATTGAAGGCTGTGTTAAATGTAGCAACCCCGAATGCGGTTTTAGTAAATGCGGATAGATAAAAGGAAAAGATTACTCCAAAGATGCAGTAAAAAGGAATACATAGCTGCTTAATTCAAATTGAGAAAAGGCCTAGCATAAAAACCTAGGCTTTTTTGTTTACATTTAGCTAATTGAGGTATATAATTATTTTATGCTAAATAAATTCTTAAAATATTTTGAAGCCAATAACATGGTTCCGCGTGATTCTCAGGTAAAGGTCCTAAAGACTATTGCTACAAATTATACCAAAAAGTATTTTGTAGTTTCAGCTCAAACCGGAGTTGGGAAATCACATATCGCATTATCACTAGCATCAGCCTCGAAGTCTGCATATATTTTAACTTCGACTAAATTGTTGCAGAATCAATATTTAAAGATTGATTCAGGCTGTGCTTTGATAAAGGGCAAATCAAATTATCGATGTGAGGTTAATCCAGAATTAACATGTCAATCAGCAACGTGTAATACGTTTAAATCATTAAAGGGTGCGTGTATTTCTTCAGGTAAATGTGAATACTATAAAAGGTTAGGGTTTGCTCAAAATTCAAAATTATTTCTAACCAATTATTCATATTTTTTATTTGCGAAACATTGCGGTCCATTGAAGGATGCCATACCGAGATCGGTTGCAATATTTGATGAATGCCATGAAATAGAATCTCAGATATTAAGTTTTGCTGAAGAAACTATAAATCCAGCTGAGCTTGGTTCAAAATACGATATACATCACTTAGATCAACTTAAATTTACAGATAATCATGGAAAAAATTTAAAAAGACTAGAAATAATTGTAGATTTAATCGCTGAACGAAAATTGTTTTTAGATGAAGCTAAAAAAAGAGTTATTGGTAAATTTTCGCATGATGAAGCTTCGTTTAACCCAAAAAAAGTACCAAAAACATCATTAGATAAATTAGCTGTAATCACTGGTACTATTTCCACTTTAGACCAACTCCAACAGAAAATTTTAATTTATATTAGATCTGTTTCAAATCCAGCAAACATTAAAGATTGGCATTTCCATGTTGACTTAAAAGAAAATTTTGTTACTATTTCTCCATTAACATGTAAATATCATTTTAGATTATTCATGGAAAATTGTGCTGATAAAATTGTTTTTATGTCAGCTACAACCGGCTCGTTGAATTATATTTCTTCCGAAATGGGAATCCCGAAAGATCAAATTTGTTACATTGATGCTGATTCTGATTTTAATCCGGAGCATTCACCTGTTGTATACCTACCGGTAGGGAAAATGAGTTATGCCCAAATTGATAAAACGATGCCGGGTATTATTAAAACTGTAGATGCAATTCTTACGGAACACGCATCAGAAAAAGGTATAATACATACGGCTAATTATAGGATTACTGAAGAAATCTTAAAAAAGAGCAAAAACAAAGCTAGATTGCTTGGAAAATCCCAAAAGTTAAAAAACAATGAAATGCTCATAAAGGAGCATAGACAAAACACCATAAAAAATTCGGTTTTGATAAGCCCATCGATGGTCTCTGGAGTGGATTTGTATGATAATCTGTCTAGATTCCAGATTATCTGTAAATTGCCTTTTTTGCCATTAAGCAATCCTAGAATAGCTCACAAAACAGAATTAGACCCAGGCTGGTATGCAGAACAAATGTTATTGAATATTCTACAGATGAGTGGTAGATCTACCAGATCAAAGGATGACTATTCAATCACGTATATTCTAGATGAATCATTCAAATTTTATGTTGATAAATATAAAGATAGATTGCCGAAATGGTTTCTTGATAGATTGCATTTTTAAGACGAGTTTAAGGGAACATGTAATTTTTTAGTTTACATGTTCCCTTTTTTGATATACAAT